GAAGCTGGCAGCACAAAGACCGGCAGATCAGGACGATCGGCTGAAAGCAATTTGGGAAAGTCCGACACTTGGCCGAGACCCCGATTGGACGGTTGGCATCAAGCTCGGCCGCGACCGAAGCGGCGGCTTTTGGGTGCTGGACATGGTGCGCCAGCGCGCCAACCCGGGCGACGTCGAGCGATTGCTGCTCGATACCGCCAGGCAGGACGGCAAACGGGTGCACATCGGGTTTGGCCAGAAGATGACCCGACTGCGACGTGCAATTCTCTGCTGGCGCTAATGGGGCTCGCCATGTCGGTGATCACGCCGGTTGTGTAAGCATATACATGCATTTCGGCCGCGACGGTGCGCGCGTCCTCGGTTTCCCGGTCAGTTCGCACCGCCGGTAATGGCGAGCCCGCTCGAAGGCAATCACCGCTCGATGCGGCCAATCGGCACGTGAGCCGCGGCTGATTAGCTCGAGTTTTTCAGTTTTTCCTGCTGCAGGGCTTGCCATTCCACCGAGCCAGGGGCCGGAATGGGTGGGGCGGGTTGCGGTTTGCGTTGCTGCGCAGCGAGGACCTCCTCGGCCTTCTCGCGCGCTATTTCATAGGCGGCATAGCTCGATATTGAGGGGTTAAGCATTTCCAGCGCGCCACTGCAGGCATCGACCTCGTCGTCATGGGCGAGATCGGGGAAGCCTTCGAGGGCGCGGAACAGCTCTTGGTTCCAGGTCCCGCGCCGGATCTTGACGTTGCCGGCGTGGCACTGCGAACTGAACGGCCCGAACCGCGTCAGCTTTTCGCCGGTCTCCGGGGCCGGGGTCACGGTGAAGCCGCTGAGCGCGCGCACGAGGTGGAGCGCCTGGCTCTTGCCGGCCTGCCCCGGGTCCTGGCCGAATCCAATGCGGACCCGTTTGCCGTCCTGTTTGGCAGTATCGAGCAGCAATTGCTCGACATCTCCCGGATTGGCGCGCCGCCGCACCATATCCAAAAGCCAGTAGCCGCCGCTTCGATCGCGACCGAGCTTAATGCCAACAGTCCAATCGGGGTCGTTAAACTCCGTCTTTTCGGTGGCGGCGAGATCCCAATAGCGGACGATGTGGTCGAGCTCCGCCGGCACCTCGTCGACAACGTCGCACCACTCGCGCTTGAAATAGAGCCCGGCGGCCGGCCGGATCTTCCAATTGCCACGCAGCAGCCGCTCGCACTCGAGCAGCGGCAACGACCGCAGCCAACTGACGTATTCCGGGTTGACCCGCAGCAGAGCGGGGTTGTCGAACACGCTCGCGGGGATGAATGTGACGCTGATCGGCTGCCGCGGATCGAAGCCCGGCGGCAGATCCTCCAGCTCCGGCAGGTGTTGTATCAAATCTTCCGGCCGATCGGCCCATTCGATCTTGTCCGCAACGCGGATGTAATAGCGCAGAACCCCGGCCCGCTCCAGGATTGGAAACCCGGTCTCGGGGTCGATCCACCACGCCAGGAAGTCGGCGACCCAACTATCCGCATCGGGATTGCATGTGGCACGGATGTAAGGCCGCACTCCGCACGTCGAGCGATTCCGGCTGACCATGTAGAAGAACTGATGCCTCGAAAAGTGCGTCAGCTCATCGAAACAGATCAGCGTGATCTGCGCGCCCTGCCAATGGTAAACTGTGCTGTCGTACTGCAGATGCGAAAACGTGATCTTGCCGCCGTGCCGCCAGCGCCATTCGCGCGCTCCGATGTGTGCGGTCCCGCCCACTCGTGGATAGAAGTTTTGGCTCTCGTCCCATAACCCGCCGGGGTTGGTGATCTGCGGCGTCGTGCGCCGGAAGAAGACCGCAGTAAAGTTGGCGACCCGACAGACATACCGCAGTGGCTCCAGGAGCAGTCCGAAGGTTTTCCCTCCACCAGCCGCGCCGCCGTAAATGCAGATGTCAGCCGAGGTTCGCAGAAATTCGGTTTGAGGGCCGGGCTGGGCCAAGATCGTGGTCGTGAATAATCGCGACATGGTCACACCCCCTGTGCCAATGCCATGCATTGCTGGTCCCCCGCAAGGGGAGCACGGCCGTTATCGAGTAAAGCGCCCACAGCCTTTTTGATCTGTAGGGGTGTTGTTCCAGATCTGGCGATCTCGGTCTCAGCCGTCAAATAAAATTCAAACATTACACTTCTCCTAAGTCCAATTTCGAACGGTATTCGAGAGGAGTCCATAAGTGAGCGTTCGATACGCCGCCTTTTTGTTATATATTCACCACAGCTATCGTGGCTTCTTCTTCCCGAAGTATTCCTCTTGCGCTTTTTGAAACGCCTCCGTCAGCCCAGGATCTCGGCCATTGTCAGGGAGGATGACCACCGGTGAGGTCGACACGGCATCATTGCCGGGAGTAGGGTCCTCGACCCCTTCGCGCTCCCGATATTTCATCCTCGTCTTATGCCAGAAGATTTGGGCCGTGACGTTGCCGTCCATCGCGGCATCGAACAGAGAGCCTGAGACCTTTGCATTTGCCTCGGCCATGCCGAGGTCAAGCTCAATACGAAGGCGCTTGCGCAGCGTCTTTGCATCGCAGCGGATCATCGTAGCGATGTCCTCCTGCCGGACCCCGCGAGCTGCCCAAGACCGCACTTGTTCGCGCATCTCATCAGTGGCCAAGAAGACCTTTCTAGCCATGTGCAGCGCCTGGCTGATGGGGCTCGGGCCCGTTGGCGCGCTCGTCGAACGAATGACCGAATGCTTGATGCTCGTTGGCCGGCACTGCGGCGCCCTTCCCGGCTCGACAAATACCGGCGATTTCGACGAGGTCGCCGTCGCTAAGAAGCCTGGCCTTGTTCCCGTAGGATACCAGCCGGTCGATCGATCGATGTTCCAGCTGGTCTTGCGGCCGTAGGCGTGTGGGGCTCGCGGCCCCCGACCCTAAATGTGTTAAGAACATTCTTTCCTCCGTAACAGCCGATAGCCACCAGGATCGGCTCTACGGAGTTATCTGTGGCGTCGCGATCGCTGAAAAATCTCACATGCTTTTACCGGCCGACGGTTTCATTCGGAGGTTCCGATCGATCAATGCGTGGGCCGTGCTTGCCGCGTGTCCGCTTGCGAGAGGGTTCCAATTTCGCCCATGCCTTTTTGAAAGCTTCCGGATACGCGTAGGGTACCTCGGCCAAGCACCGTCGCTTTGCTTCGGCTTTGGTGAGGGGGTCCTCGGGAGTCATGATGTCGTGCAAATGGCTCAGGATCGCGTCGGAGACCGTGGCCTTTTTTGTGTTTCGCGCCGGCCATTCCCGAACCACGTCACCACGCAAAAACTGTGGCGCTTTCCGAACCAGGGCCTTGAGTGATCGCGACCATAATCTCACCGGCGCAACCGGATCATCCAGGATGAGCCGAAACTCCAAGTCGTTTAGCTCAGCCAGTGGCACCTCGATTTGACCATTGCGAGTTCCGTCACATCTGATCGCTGTCATCCGAACACGACGGCTGTGGACTTTCTTGAGCACGTCTCCCACACCCCCGCTCAACGCTCCCGCGCCTTGCGGCTTAGCCGGCCCTAGATCAGCGCCGAGATTGGACCCCGAAGGGCCCGGACCCGATCGGATGGCCATCTCTACCTTCATTCCGAAAAGCGCGAGACTTAGTTTCTCGTTCTCGTTCATGTCCGAGATGGCCGCGACACGTTGCTCATCCCGCGTACAAATCCACATCACGGTTTCGGGAAGATCCCAGAAAGTCTTCTTATCCACGGATACCATCGTTCTATTCCTATGTTGCAAAACTCGATCCGCGCGCCGCAGCTCCGGCGCGCACTACAGGAGCGATGAACCTATTGCTTGATCTCATCCGCCGTAACGCGGCGTTCTGCCCGGCCCGACGATACGGGCGATTTTACCGGACCGGCCCGCTATGAGCCGCGGATTGCGCCGATACGGGAATAACCGCTCGATCGGCCAGTGCTCAACCTGGTCGGCGGGCCACGGTCGCGTAGGCCTCGCATTTGCCGGCGCCGATGGTATTGAGAACATTTTCACCTCAAATCTAAAGAGATATCGAGCAACTTGATCTCAATCATGTAGTCCACGAACCGAACAGCCTGCTCCAGCTCGATTCGAAGGTGACAGAAGGCCGCTGACGGGTTGTCAGGGGTCGCCGGCGGGCCGTCCGGCGGCTCTCTGATCCCACCAGCGGTAGCTATCAAGAAGGCGTCCTGACCCGTTTCTTCGCTCCAGGGCGGATTTGCCTTATCGTCTGGTTTTCTGCGTGAGAGGAAATCCATCGTGTAATCGATGGAATCCGCCGTTCCCCGTGCGACGCAATAGCTTTCCGGATCGATACCTCGAGATTTGAGCAGTAGGTGCAATCTCCACATCGCAGCGGCGACCGACCCGGCACGAACGTGTTGCAACAACGCCGCGGCGATGACGCCTTCGACAAAGTTCCATTTTGAATAAGAGCGATGGTTCCCCTGCCCGACGCCGGCCGGCGCGCTAATGATCCCGCGATTGACGCACTCGCGGATTTCCCCTCTGCCAAGCGAGGTTACCGCCTGCAACTCCGCGAAGGTGAACGGCCGGCTTTTGGCATGAAAGCATAATACCATGCTCTGTTCAGAGAGTCAAGAGGATCTCCCGGTACTGCTGCTAGACCGGCGAGAAGGTATCACGGGAAATTCCCTGCTTCGCCGGCGCACCTCTAAGTGCTTGAAATTCCGAGAAGCTCTACGAGATAAGCCTACGGGATCCTTCGCGCCCGTTTCTTTTTTTATAGACGGGAAATTGAGGGGCCGGGACGCCGATCTCCCGTCGGGCTGAATCGATGTTAAAATATAAGCCTTCCGGTCTTTGCCGCTTCGCGTGATTGGGTCGAAGAAGCCGACGCTTCCTCACAACTTATTGGCGCGATGCACCCGACGCCGGCTTTCGGCAGCCGCGTAACGCACCTCAGCTGGATCGCGAATCTCTTGTGGCGGCGGTCGGCAGGGGAGTCAGAAACTCTCGCGGATCGACCGCCTGACGTCCGTGGCGCAGCTCGAAATGCAGCTGCGGCTCGCTGACGTTACCGGTCGAACCGACCCGCGCGATGACCTGCCCTCGCGACACTTTCTCCCCGCGCTTCACAAGCAGCTGATCGCAGTGGGCGTAGGCCGAGATCCAGCCGTCGGCATGCTTGATCAGAATCAGATTGCCGTAACTGTGCAGCTCGTTTCCGGTATAGGCGACGACGCCGGCGTCGGCTGCCTCCACCGCCGTCCCCCGCGGCGCGCCGATATTGATACCGTCGTTATGCGTACCGTCGCTCGAGGAACCATAAGCGGCGAGAACGCGGCCACGAACTGGCCACGAAAAAGTGTTGCCGGTGTGAGACGCGGGCGGTTCCGGCGCGCCCGGTGGCGCAGGCGCAGTAGAAGATGGTGCTGCCGGAGGAGGCACGATGTCCGAAGAGTTGGGAGCCAGCGTAGGGGCTTCACCCTTGGCCTCCCTCGCAGGTGAGACCACCGGGGGCAAGGGCGCGGCCTGAACCGAAGGCGCGGCCGGCGGGGCCGACGCCGGGTTATCGAGCCTCGTCGGAGCCAGCGCTGCTGCGCCCGGCTCAGTTGAGGGCAGCGCTGCGACCGAGACGGGTGCTGGAGCGCGGGGCTGGCCCGCTTCCGGTATCATCAAAGTGCGGCCAACCTGAATGCGGAAGGGCGGCGGCACCCCGTTCGCCTCGGCAAGAACACGCATTGGGATATGATGGGCATGGGCGA